AAAAAAAGAGAGACCGAAGCCTCTCTTTCTGGGACCGACAGGATGTGTCAGACTTCCACCACCTTGTTTTTCTAAACAAGGAAACTATACCTCAATACTTAGGTCTTCTCGTTTAACTACAGAGTTTACAAGTTTTTCAACTTCATCTGAACTCATGTAGGAAATCACATCATCACTAGTTTCAGAATAAAAAAATCGAGTAATAAAACTTCTAGACTCCATATCGAATATTGCAACCTCAAAGGTACTTTCAAAATCACCATACAATCCAATATCCCCACCAACAATTGAGAACTCAACTTTACCATTACCGAAACGAGCCTGTTTACCATTACCACTACGGAATGCAGTAGCGGGATGTGGTTTGGCCCATTTCTTTATGTCCTTAATCGTTATCATAACTTTCGTTTTAAATGTTCCAACTTGATTTCCAAAAATCTTTTATTGTCCAACTCAGATTGAGACTTATATGGAATATCATCATATTCTCTAATCATACCTTCAATCTGCTCAATTTCCATCAACAAGTCATTTCGTTGAGCATTAAGTTCTTCTTCTTTCCCTTTCTTACCTCTATCCTCACCAATTTTGTATGCTGCGTATACCACACCAACTCCGAGTGCGGTCTTTACTAAACCACTTAAAAATCTGCTCATTTTGTTTCTATTGCCTCCATTTTTGATTTGGCAACCAAGTGGTCTGCCAAGGTGTATAAATCTACGTTAGTTGGGATGATTGAATTCACCAAGTGTTTGTATGGGATATGAACAAAGAACTCCACACCATTGAAGAATGTTAAATCATTCTTCAATTCAATACAACCGTGAACCATTTTCAAAAACAATTTGAACTGAGTTGGATTAACGAATGTCTCGTCTAACAATACTCCGAATGTTTCGTGTTGAATCTTGATGTTGTGCGATGCTGTGTTCATATCCCTTTGATTTAGATTACAAAGATACTAGTTTATTTCGAATTACCAAATCAATTATTGAATTTCTCCAAACTTTTTTCAACGGTACTTACAAAAGTATTAACCAAATTGTTAACGTCTTTAAATTCATTCTCACCTCGTTTTTCAAGGTATTTTAAATTTAAATGGAGTTCGTTTAGGTCAATGTTTTTCATAGCATCAATAAGAGATTCAACTTTGCTCTTCGCTCTTCGAATCGCTTCTTTATCCACGTGGTAAGCACGAAACCTTAACATCAACTCCGCCAATTTCTCAGGTTTCCATCCATTGTTAATTAAACTATTTTCACTAGTATCGTTATCATTTTGAGTATAGACATCAATTTGACCTGACAAAGTTTTTCCTGTGTTATTGTAAAAGGCAATTTTCTGATAATTTTTTTTCTTTGATTCAGTTTTATCAACCAAATAAACCAAACAACCGTTTTTAGAGTATCTCTTGAAAGTGTCAGGAGTATTTTTAGATGCGGTACACCATGTGGTACCAGCACCATACTTCAAAGAACCTTTATGAGTTTTAGGTGACACCATAATTACTTCATCATCCTCGTAAATTACATCAACATGTTCTTCCCTAACAAATGTTTTATCATCTTTCAGAATTTGAGCCTTCTCGTTCATTTGAACCAATTTACGAAAATCATTAAAATCTTGTGAGTAGATGTCCTTATTTGTATGATAAGGTAATAACTCATCAAATTTCTTAATCTCATTAAATAATTTAGGGATACTATGATTCCCAACGTAGTCATTACGTGATACCCAACTTTTTAACATATACTCCAAGTATTTGTGAGTACCTGTGAAATCAAATTCAACCATCTTGGTGAATGTAGCATTAGTCACCTTAGGAAATCTTGCTCTTAGTTCGTCTACTTTTGACATAATCTTTATTTTAATGTTCTACTTATTTCTTTTTGAATGTCCTTTTCCTTCAAGGTCTGCCTCTTGTCATGTAATTTCTTACCACGAGCAAGAACGATGTCAACCTTGAGGGTGTTTTTCTTTTGGTAAATGCGGTAAGGGATAATACTCAAACCTTTGTCCAAACTCTTTTGAAGTTTAACCAACTCACGTTTCCTGAGTAATAACTTACGGTCTCTTTTGATGTTGTCTGTACCAATACCAGAGATGGATACGTTTTTCATAAACAACTCCCCATCATGGAACATACAATAAGAATCAACAAAAGATAACTTACCGTCACGAATGAATTTAACCTCAACACCAGTTAAGACCATACCCGCTTGATACGTGTCCAAGAACTCGTATTCATGCTTCGCTTTTCTGTTCACTATGTTGACTCCCTCTTTCATGGGAACAAAGATAATACAAAAAATGATATAAAACAAAAAACCCCGAACAATTTCTTGTCGGGGTTCTTGGCTTCAGGTTGAGAATACACCTTCTTGTGAGAGACTTTACAGGAGATTATTTTTTCCTCCGATTTCCACTTCCTTTTGAGAAGTACCTCTCAGTCACGGTCAATTAGATTAACCAATCCTTAAGTCGTAATCTACTCTGTTATTATTCGTTGCTCTTCAAGGTTGCCACCCTGATTAAGTCTTGCGGACTTAGAGAACTTTCACAACAATCGTATTGGGCTTGGGACCCTTTACGGCCATGAACATCTCATGACTATGTAGTGACCTGTCAACTACGACTGGCGAACGCTTTTCCTTTTCGTTTATAAGTATTGACACTCTAAAAGTCAAAGTTTTGCGGTTGTGGATGATGAAAGTAGCGGTTCGCCGACCAAGCCGTGTTATCTTTTGAACAACACGATACTTAACTACTCTCTGAAATGTCCCCATTTCGATACTTCAAGTTTGTTTCATCTTAAATCCCTTGGTAGAAATTTTAAGAAGGAATCACCAGCACCACCTGTACGACCTCTTACCTTTCGGTTTTAAACCCACTCTTGTAATGAATCACACAATTGTATGGTTGGATGACCATATGTCTTGTAATAATTCTACGAGTTATTCTTATTGGTGTTCCCACCTCAACCAAACGACCCACATCGCTTGGTCATTAAACCAGTTTCCCTACAGTGTCACCCTCGGTACTCAAGGTCTAACGATATCTCGCTTGTCTACTCGAGCTCTCTTGCGAAAGCCGCAAACCACTTAACCAAATGGTTCACTTTATACCACTTTCGTGGTTTATTTATTGACTATAGACCGCCAATATCTTTATCAGATTAAATGTCTCATAATCAACCCGAAGGTCTCATAATCAACTACTGAACGGATAATATCTTTAATTCAAAGAACGTTTTCTTAATTGTTTTACAAAAATAAGTATACTTTTTCGATTTTCCAAATCTTTTGTAAACTTTTTTTTTGTTTAGTTGCGGGGGAAGGATTCGAACCTCCGACCTTCAGGTTATGAGCCTGACGAGCTACCACTGCTACTACCCCACGATATATTAGTTTAAAGAACTTTAAAAGTAATGTCCCACAAAGATAAAACTATTTTTTCGAATAATCAAATGCCTGTGGGACATTTTTTTTGAGACTCTCATCTCAAGTGTTTCACAAAGTTAAAACAAAATTCTCATTCTGTCAAATATATATTATGAAACTTTTTGGGGATGTCCGTCATTTCTGACTGAAATTATAAATATCTCCAACAGTTACAAAAGTACTACTATTATACTGTAAAGTCAAATTTTTTTTTAAAAAAAGTTCAAATTAAGTCATATTCGACTATTATTTGTATTTATAGATATGCAAGTTAGAATCAACGATAACACTTTTAAGGTTAAAACATTAATTGACCGAAAGTCTAAAGCAATTGGGATGATGGGAAAAGAATTTGATTCTACCTTCGATGGACTATTATTCTTGATGGGTGGTGACAAACAATCTTTTTGGATGAAAAATTGTATCATACCATTAGATATTATTATCATTAAGAATAATGTTATTGTAAATATTCACCATGATTGCCCTCCATGTAGAGGCAATGAATGTCCAAGTTATGGTGGTAATGGAAATATTGTTTTAGAAGTTGCTGGTGGTACGTGTGAAGATTTGGGTATTGAAGCTGGTGATACCGTTGAATACTTATTTTGATTCCTCAATTTTTTCTTTAAGTTTTCTTTCAAATTCGTTTGCAATCATCTTAGTAAACTTAACAGAAGGAGAATCGTCTTTCTCAGAATCATATCTGTACTGGCCTTGTGGTGGTCTTTTACTTCTACCTAAATAATTTAAACCAGAAATATTTGTAATGCATTTGTGTCCACCTGAATTAGATTGTATTAAATCCCAAGCATTAATACCTATTTTATCTAACATTTCTCTGTGTTCTTCAGGTAAATCTTTAAATGGGACTTCCATCATGTCTTGAATGTGATTTAATATTTTTTCTCCGTCCTCCATGGTTGTGAACTTATCACCGTATAAAGCCATAAAATCCTTAAACGTAAATCCAATACTTTCAGGATTTACCGCAGTTTCACTAACCCATTTAATTGTGGATAATGGAATTGTCCTTTGTTTTAATTGTTCTTCCCATTTACCTAAAACCTCTTGAGCAATTTCTCCAAGATTAACACCTTTTAATTCTCTACTTTTTTTGAAAGGGTTACAAGATGCTTGAACCAATCCCATAGGCCAAGCCATGATTAAGAAGTCAGCTTCAGGATTGTTTCTAAATGGTGTATATCTATCATATGAACCTGGTTTAAACATACTACCACCACCGTATTGAAAAATAATGCCATCACTAACTTTTGGAAAACTTTTCATTTTTTCCTTATAATCTTCAGCATTTTTTTGAAGTTCCTCAGGATTTGCCGCGTTTGTTTTTTTCATCCATTCCTTGATATTGGTAAGAATAGACATTAAAGATGGTTCTGAATCCATCACCAACATTTCTAAAAATCCTGGTTTGTTTTTAAACGCTAATAATAATTTGTTAATTACCAAACCTAACAACATTTTGTTTCTTTGAAGAGGTTTTTCCTTATCAACTCTATAGATATAGTTTACAACTTCTTCAGGGCTAATATCATGTTTAGCATAATCCGCAGAATCCACAGTACTAATCAATAATATATCTGAAGATGGGAATAACTCTTTAGGTGATACCACTTGAGATATTGTTTCAACGTTTGACCTTGAAGCTCTAAATGATGTTGATTTAGTATCCTCGGCACCTGCTTGTCTATCATGGTGGTCCGTATGAATTACAAACATTGGCTTACCGTGAGCAAAGTCCACTAGAACTGGCATCACGTCTCCCTGAGCATCGTTCTTTTTTACCGCAAATTCTTTGTCACCGTATTGGATTACGTGAGCATCTACCACATCAATACCATTGTCTTCAAGGTATTTTTTCATTGCGATTGCAGTCGTCACTCCATCCAAATCTTGGTGGAAATATATTTCAGCTTTAGGGTATCTTTTTCTTAACGCTGAAATATCTCTAATTCCTGATTCTTTTAGTATTCTTCCCATTCTTAGTCGAGTCCAAGCCAATGAGCACCTTTATCGAAAATGTCACCATAGTCAGAAACGCATTGTTTAAATATTTCTTTATCTCTGTTAGGCATTTTACTCATAGTATTTTCACCCCAAACTCCGTCGGCAGGATAAACACCAATCTTTGATTGATAATTACTTATTGCTTGAGCAGTTTTAGAGTTTGGATAATTACCAATACTACCATCAATTTTTAATGATTGACCTGAATCATCTTTAATACCTCGTTTATTAAGAAAACATTGGATTCCTTTTTTATAATTACCATCTTCCTGTTCAGCAATTACTCTTTTTACGATTCTAGTTAAATCAGACTCCGTTAATTTTATTATTTTTTTACCCATATTATGATTTAAGTGTTAATAAATATTTTAATTGGTTTATACTTGCCAACATTTCATCTCTAAGATTTAATAGGTCTGTATCGTATCTTGAATCTAATTGGTCTGTCATATCTACTAAGAATTCTGTAATACCATCTAAAAAATCTTGAATTACTAATGATTTAATGTCTTGGAACATAATAGAAAACTCACCTTCGAAATCAGGTCTTCCATACTTACCCATCATACATTCGGTAAATTTATCAATGAGGTCACCTAATGAATCATATATACCACCGTAGGCTCTATGTTTGGCATCACCAAAAGTTTGCCAATGTAAAAATCTGAATTGATTTTGTATTTGTACTAATTTAATAATTAATTGTTCTTTCATATTTTATATTTTATAGTGCAAATAATACGTTTTTCATCTGTCCTCCAAATATATCAGACATGAATCCTTGGATTGGGTCTTGTTGTGGATTACCTTGTGGTTGACTCTGAGATGATGTAGAACTACCTCTTGTTTCACCATAACTTTCGGTACCGAAGTCGTATTCAGCATTATTTTTAGCCTCTTCTGTTTGATTATATTGATTCATCTTTTCAATAACATTAGCCTCACCCATTTTTTTAGCCAACTCATCAGGACCGACAAAATTACCTACACCAATATAATCTAAAAACCCTAACCACCACTTAGTTCTTCTCATTAATATTCTCATTTCACGATTACCAAATAGTCTTGGGGCACCTCCAATAAATATTTTTGCTAATGGACCCTTTTTAGTTAAACCTGTAAATACCTTTTCGTTTTTTAACATATTCTTCAAAGCACCAATACTTTCAGCAGGTTTTGCGGCATTTTTTAAATTCTTAGCTAAAATACCCGCCGACTTTTGGAATTTAACACTTTTAAGTCCTGCGTTTTCTAGTAATTTCAAATAATCTAAAATAGTATTTTTAAATCCCTTTAATAATCCACCTGGCATCAATTCAACTTTAGACGCAACCTTAGGTGCCCAACTTTTAGCACTTTGTAAAAATCTACCAACAATACCAGGTTTTTCAGCTAACTTAGCTAATGCAGTACTGGCCTCAACTGTTTTTCCCGCTTTCGCTAATTTCATTGCAGCGCTTAAACCTTTTGTTGCAGTACCACCAATTTTAAGTGAACCTATTACAGGTTTAGCAACAAAATCAGCTAATGGAATTGCGGATAACAAACTAAGTAATCCAAATAGATGGTCTCCTTGAGAAAAATATGATATTCCGTTCACAACATCCACAATACCTGTTGGGTCTGCAATTCCTAATATATCACCGACAGTATTGTACCACGAACCTTCTTTGATTAATTTTTTATTTTGCGGATAAAATACTTTACAAATCTCTAAAACGTATTGTTTTTGTTGGTTGGATAATTTGGCCCAATTTTCCTCTGCAAGTCTCAAGTTTTCTTGGAACTCAGTTTGTTTAACAATAAGTTCCATTTGTTTTTCTGTAATTATAATGCTGGCCATTTAAGTTTTTTAATATAAATATCCATAAAACAAAAAAAAGGGTTTTTAAACCCTTTTATTTCAAATCCATTTTCATTTGTTTATTTCGGTCAACGAAATGTTGAACCCTATCCTTGGCAACTTTTACGTAGTTCTCACTAAGTTCAATACCTATCCATCTTCTACCACTAATTTCAGCGGCACACAAACTAGTACCGCTTCCAGTAAATGGGTCTAAAATCACATCATTCTTATAAGTAAGAATCTTTATTGCTTTCATTGGAATATCCATTGAGAAGGTCGCCTTAGTTTGTTGTCTTGTGTCGGCAAAATATTCCCATTGCCCATAAACCAAAGACATGAATTCTTTCTTATCTTCTTCTTGGTAAACAGCTTTGGTTTTTACAGTACCGTCCTCTTGTTCCATATCAACCATGTCAGCCTTCCATTGAGGTTCACCTTTGATTTTCTTGATACGGTCTTTCTTGTAAGCCAAGATAACACATTCCTTTGGGTTATAGATGTAAGGACTAGATGGACTCATCCATGAACCCCAAGCCGTGGTTTTACTTCTATGTGGTGAATTCTCATCAAGGTCAACAAGTCCATAAAACTTAAATCCAACCTGTTTCATAATAGTCCAAAACTCTGACATGAACAAAACTCGTCCACCTCTGTCCTGTACGTTTACTTCGTAAGGAATGTTTACTGCAATACGACCATCGTCTTTCAATAGATTATATGATTCGGTTAACCACTGTCGCGTGAATTCCCAATAATCTTCCATACTCATACGGTCATCATGACTATCGTAGTCAATCCCTACGTTGTACGGTGGAGACGTAACAACCAAATCAACACAACCCTCAGGTAATGTCTTCATCACCTCAATACAATCTCCATTTAATACTTTTCCTGTTTCAATCATTATAATTTTCCTTCTTTTTTTAATTCTTCTCTGATTTTTGTTGCAGATATCTCACTAATCTCTGTTGGTGGGATGTGTTCGATAATGTCATATCCCACACCTCTACCAAATTCGATTGAACATATGTCAGGTATAATAATAACACTAATTTTACCATCGACAACCTCTTGGGAGTAGAAATTCATAATATTATTCCTAACCTCCTCAGCGGTGTATGGATTCTTTTCGTCAGGTTCAACGTCTCTAATACAGATAAGAACATTCTTACCTTCATTCATAGCTTGTTTGAATAGTTCTTGATGTCCTTTATGTAATGGTTGCCATCTACCAACAAACATTGCGAACTGACCGTCTTTCTTATTCAAAGATGATTCTACATGTACTTTCTTTTTCCACTCACTCATCATAATTTCAACTCATTAATGATTTGAACTAAGCTACTCATAGGTTCTGTTTCCGTGGTGTCAATATCAATAAAGTTCTCTAATGGTTCTTCATAATCCTCAACATGATTTTGTTCTCTACCTCTTAACTCTGAAGTGTGAACATATATTTCAGATACGTTATTCATTTTCTTGAACTCCTCTCTTAGTTCTCTATATGGTGCAACCAAACTAACAATAACATCATATCCTTGGAAGTCCAAAAATCTTGCGATATCTTGGGCTCTTTTGATATTCTGTTCTCTACCTTCACGAGAATAGTTTTTATTTTGAAAAATGTCTCTTAACTGGTCTCCATCAATATGAATAACATTTTTAAATGGGTGATTAACCACCATATATTCTTTTAACATCTTCCCCAAAATGGTCTTTCCGTGACCAGGTTGTCCTGTAAACCAATATATCATTTTTGTAAAAGTTCAATCTTTCTTTTCAAATACCATAGAGCCTTATTAAGGTCTTGGAGTTCTTTATCCGTACCTTTCTTTCCTGCCCTTGAGATATACTTAACGGTATTCCCAAGATGGAAATCCAAGCCCCAAGCCTCAATTACTTTAATTACCTCATATGGATTATCTTCCCCTCCATAATGTTGTGGGTGATTAACTTGTTCACTCATATTCTTCTTGTTTTAATTCTTCGTAAAAACCAATTTTTGGTTGTTGGTGGATGATTTCTTTTAAATCTTCATTTTCTCGACTAAGTGGTCTAATAATCATTAGGTACATCATCGCCGCACCTAACCACATTCCAAATAAAATATATATTAGTACCATAATTTTATAAGTTATTAATTTTTTCTAATTTTTCTTTGTAGTGTTTTGGGATTTCAAAACTTATCTCTTCAGTTGGAACATTTCCTTTTGACTCCATTAAGTCAACCATGTTATCAAATTCGTTTTCCACATCTTTACGATATTGTTCCAATAAATCCTCATTAGATATTGTACCAAATTTCTCTGTAAGTTTGGTAGTATCAATATCGTCGTACATAATATGAAGTGTTTCATCCAATTCTTCAGCCAAAGATAAAGATTCACAAATAACATTTAAGATGTTATAAGGGTTAGCATTTGAGGATGGTCGTCTATCTTCCAAATAACCTTTCCATGTTTCACCAACACTCCTTGGAACTCTGATTGATGCTCCTCTATCTGAGATTCCCCAACTGAATTTGTCAATTGCTTGAGTCTCGTGTTTACCAGTCAATCTCAAGTGATTGTCTGAACCATAGTTATCGATATGTTCTTTAGTTCTTGAACCAAATACTTTGAAAATTGATTTGAAGTATTCTTCTCCACCTTGTTCTCTCATTCTTTTGTTTGAGAAGTTTGTGTGAAGACCTGAACCATTCCAATCACCAAACACCATAGGTTTAGGGTGAAGTTCAATCTGGTATCCATATTTCTCCACAATCTTGTAAAGGAAATAACGAGACATCCATAAA